GCAACATTTGCAGCAGCAGCAGCCATAACCATTGCACTCCACGGCAAACCAGTAGGAGGAGCCATAGCAATAGTTGCCATAACAGCTTCTACACCTGAAATTGTTGCATTTAATATACCAATTGCCTTTTCCCTTTTAGCTTGTTTTGTTTTAATCTTTTTCTCATTTTCATCTAAATCATTATTCATTGCTTTTTTATCTTCAACATGAATTAAATCCAAAGCTTTTAATGCTTTATTTAATTCTTCCTCATCAACAATAGTATCTTCTAAAGCTTGTCTTTCAGCTTCTTGCTGCTCTTCTAAAGCTTCTAATTGTGCTTGTTTATCATTTTTGAAAATTGTCATTTGTTTATTACTTTGAGCTCCAAAAAATTCAGTAAAAGAATTTAATGAAGATTTGAATCCACCCATAACATCCTCCCAAATAGTTTCTAAATTTTCTCCTAATTTAGCAAAAGAAAACTCTAAATGATTCATAAAAACATCCCAATCTGATTCAACTGATTCTGGTATTGAAAACATCTCTCCAACAGCTGAAGTTGGCCCTGAAGATATATCTGGAACGAGATTATCAGTTTTAAGATTTAAAGAAATATTTTCTAATTTTTTTAATTTATCAGTTGTTTTATCAGTTGTACCACCTAAATCATCAATAGTATCATCTAAATCTTCAATATCATCAGTTGTATCAATTAAATTTTCATCTAAATTTTCTAAAGAATTTGATAAATCATCAACATTATCAGCAGTATCAGAGCTTGAAGCACTACTGCTGTATGATTCCATTTCAAAATGTTTTATCTCATCTACTGTTTTTCCAAAAACTCCAGCCACTTTATTACCTGCTCTAATTAAAGCATTAATTCCATCAATTGCATAATTAGCTACAGCTCTAAATGCATTTCTAATATTAACAGCTAATTTATCTCCAGACTTTGTTACGTATCTAAATGCTAATACTACAGCAGCTAAACCAGTAACAATTAATCCAAATGGATTCATAAACATAAGTCTAAATAAAGCAGTCAAAACAGGAATTAACAATTTCACAACAAATATTAAAGCTTTAACTCCACTAATTACAGATATAACAACAAGAGCTAATTTGGCTAGAATAATTAAAATAGGGCCGATAGATGCTAAAACAACTCCTAGTATAACAATGAAATTTTTAACTGGCTTAGATAAGTTTGTAAATCTTTCAGCTATATTTTTAACTCCATTAGCTAACTTGTGTAAAAATGGCATTAATATCTCTCCAATTTCTTCAGATAAATCAGAGATAGTGTTTTTTAATTGTGTAATTGGGCCTAAACCTGCATTTGCAGCAGCTTCGGCAGAGCCTCCATATTGTTTTTCTAATTCATCTAATATAATTGTTTGAGCTTCTGCTAATCTTCCAGTTTCAGCTAAAGTATTTATTAACTGTTTTTGGTCTTCTGAAAATTGAATACCACTTCTGCTTAATGCTGATAAATTTGCGATTGGGTCGTTTAACGCTTTACCTAATTGAATACTAGCACTTTTCAAATCTCCATCAAGTCTAGTTGCTAAATCTAAAGCTGCAACTTGTGTTCTAGCAAATTGCTCTTCAGTTATATTAGTAAAAGTTAATAATTGAGCTGTAACGCCGCCTAAAATTTCTTCATCTCCAAATATAGTAACAGATTGTAATTCTGAAGCCATTTTTTGAAATTGTTCAGATGTGAATCCAGCAGCATTTCCAGTTGATTTAATACCAGCTTCAACTTGAGCTAAAGCCTTCTCTTGAGCATCAAAAGCTTTTACAGATGCAATACCAATTCCTGCTAAAGGTAGTGTTAAACTTGTAGTTAAATTTCTACCTATTCTCTGTGTATTTCTACTAAATTTATTTAAACTTTTTTCTGCTTTATTAAGTGACCTCGTAAAACCACTCATATTAGCACCAAAATTAAAGGTTAATAAACCAATTGCTTTACTTGCCATGTTCTGATAATTTTTTCATATATTCTGCTTTGTTTTTCAATTCTTCAAAATCAATATCTTTTTCTTCTTTTTCCCAGTCAAAAACTATTAAGTCTTTTGGTTTTAATGTTTTGCCTTTTCTAACATGGGGATTTAATAATAAAGTAGTTTGCCACCTTACTCTTTCCCACTCTCGCCTTTGGTTAAAATTAATTATCTCATAAAACCCTTCAACCTTATGCCAAAATTCTATTGGCAACATATCATAAAACTCATCAACTTTCATTCCTAATTGTCCAAAAGCTAATTTTTCAAGTTCTGGCCAAGTTAGCTCTTTTTCACTCTCTTGGCCTTCGGCTTTTTTTCACTACTATTTTGTCCCATTGATTGACCTAATATTTCAAAAGCTTTTTCCATTGCTTCCATATTGCCATCAAATTTATCTGTTAATTCATCAATACTTATTTTGAAACTTTGTTTAGCCGCTCTATGTCCATCTTCAATTCCACACCAAATTAAAACAAATGCATCATTGAAGGTTAATTGCCCATTTCCTAATTTATTTAAATCTGACATAGTAGAGCCTGTTTTTACACTAAATTTTCTTAATGCGTTAAAACCAAATCTAATAGGAAATTTTTCTTTTCCTATTTCAATAATTTCATATTTCATAATTTCTAAGTTTTATCTTTTCTGAATTAAAAAAAACCGACTCCACGCACTCAGAAAAGAAAACGCATAGAGCCGGCTATTCATTATTATGTTGCTATAGTTTGTGTCAAAGCACCTGAACCAGTGAAGGATGCACTATAAGTAGATGTATCTTCCATTGGAGCAGTTAAACTAGCTGAAGTCATATATGCTGTTCCAGTATATTTTGTATCACCTGCATTAGATGTAGTAACACCAAAAGTGATTGCAAAAGCTGTTCTAGTTTCTATATATGAAGTGAATAATTCAGATAAAGTTAATCCTGATATTGCACTTCCTGAAGCATCTAACCAAGCATAAAGAGCATCACAAGAAATATCAAAGTTTCTTAATCCCTCCATATTCTCGGCCCATCCGCCAGATTCTTTGTTTGTTGTTGAACGTAGTTCGTGATTTATGTTAATTGTGCAGCTTGTTGAATAAGCAACCAAAGTTCCACCAGCATAAACCTGCAAATTAGTTCCATTTAATTGTCCATTTGCCATTGTTTTATTATTTTATAAATTTATAATTCAGTTTCTTGCTTCTTATCTGAAGCTTTTTTTGTTTTCTTTTCTGATTTTCCATAATCGTTATCTTTTAACCAATCATACATTTCTTGAGTTACCTCTAAAATTTGACCTGCTTTTAATAATTTGCCATTACGATTATAATCTCTTTTTAATTCAAATTTCATAATTTTTAATTTTCTATCCAATTATTATCTGGATTGTTAATAATTTCTATTATTTGTTTATGTGAATATATAGTATAATTTTCTAAAAAAATTGGAGTTTTACCAATATATTTTACTATTGCCATTGTATGATCTAAATTAAATCTTAAAGTTAAACTTGAAGTTTCAATTATTTCATCAAAATTTATACTTTCAATATAATCATTTTCTATTATAACATATTTTGTATCCATATCTTTTATCCTTCTGGAACGTCTGCTTTGAAATTAGATTGTACCATATTATTCATTGTTCCATTTTGACTATTTATCACATCAGGAATTGTTGGAGCTGTTGCAATTGCATCTCCAGTAAACGTCCCATCCCCCATTTTATACCATCTAATAACTCCAGATATATCTCCTAAAGCTGATGGAAAGCCATCATTATATATATTTAATATTTGAGATGCTGATAATTCAGATGTATAAATGCTTAATTCATCAATATTTCCATTGAAAAACCCTCCTCCCGCTGCATTATTTCCAATAGCTGCAGCAGTAACGCTACCTGTCATTGTTCCTGTTATAGATGTTGCTGATGCTTTTAGTGTTCCATTTAGATATATTTTTAGACTATTAGAGCTCACATTCCAAGTAGCTGCCACATGATACCATAAACCTGTGTTTTCTACAGCATCAGTTATACTAATAGGATTAGCAGTTCCACCAGCTTTATAATTAAATCTTAATTGATTGTCTGTAGCATGATATAAAATAGATATGTTATTATTACTATCTATATATACTTTCAATATATTTCCAGTTGCTGAAGTGGTGTTTATTTTTACCCAAGCAGAATAACTCCCAGTTGTTTTTATACTATCTAAACCACTTGTAGGAATTGAAACATATTCATCCACTCCATCAAAAGCGGTAGAATAAATATTGTTTATGGAATTTGTTACTCTAACCTTAAAATCTAAGCTTTTTCTATATATACCATCTTTTCCTGAATCATCATCAAAAACATCATTATAACCTTGAAAATCTATACTTTGAATATCAACTCCATTAAAATTTCCATTTACTCTATCTAAAGCTGTTCTTATATATTGAGCTAATTTAGAAGCTTCGCTATATGTATTTGAATAGCCTGATACCATTATTGAATATTCATCTAATAAAGCAGTTGAATCCTTTTGTCCATCTGGCAAATCTTTTTCTACATCATAAACTATAAAAGGAAAAATAGTAGTTTGAGATAT